GACTCAGCAACAATCTCACGCCCAGCAGCAATAACATCAGAACGGCTAGCTGGACAGTGAAAAGCGTCCCGCATAAAATCTGTAAAAGTAGTATTTGTTGCTTCAGCTACCTGATCGTATAGTGTAATGACTGTGTCTTTGTCCCACGGGATTTTTCCATCTTTGATATCATCTTTTAGTGTATTATACGCCGAAAAATATACAGAGTCAGTATCACCATATATTACAGCATCGCCTGTGTGATCATACTTTCCTGTAATAGTTTTATTGACTTCTGCGGACATATGCTTTACAATAGCTCTACCCGTAAGTGTAGTGGATTGCCCAATACGCTTGTCAAAAAATCTACAGCCAGCATTTAGAATAGCACCATACAGAGAGTTTAGATTAATTTTCTTTACTAGCTGCCGTTTATCCCAAAATGCTATCTCAAGCTCGTTACCAGCCTCAATAGCTTTTTTCTTCATAGCTTGGAGTTCTTTACGTTCAGCATACCAACGTTTCAAAATACCAGGAATGACACCTTCAAATTCTGTTGTAAATATTGTGCCATTCGCAGATAGCATCCATGGAGTATGTGAATTGAATATAAGTTCATATACTTCAGCAGCAGACAATACTTCTGTCTCGCCATTTTCAAAATCAATAGTAATCATTATATCACGCCGTTGCTGCATTACTGCCTCATACTCTAGCGTGCCAAACATTCCTTCCCACGCACCAGCAAAAGACTTCTTCTCAAGCTCCTGCGCCTCTTTGAGCATTTCATCAGTAGCCTCTGGGCGTAGCTGTCCTACAATAGTTTCAGGTGCCATGTTGAGGGATCTAATAACACTAGGATACAGAGAGTTCAAGTCCATTGAACCAATCCATTTGTGTAGCCCTTTCTTTGGAAATGCTACATATGCTCCTGCTGCCTGCGTAGCACCTTCTACCATAGGCGGGCGATTAGGAACTCTCAATCCTCTGTGATGTGCTTCATTGATAATAGCTTGCTCAATAACTGCTACCGCTCCCATTGTTGTTTGTAGCAATACAGTATTGGCGTGAGCTAGAATATTGCTGAGGTCGATAAACTTTAGCTTTTTGTCCAGTTTATCTAGCAGAGCTACGTCCTGCCGATTGTATTCTATAAACGTGCGAAAATCGTTGTTATATAGCTGGTCCAGCGTACCTTCGTATACCGTTTTGTTTTCCCCAACCTCTAGCTCGCCAATTGCATCTAATCTGTAGCTGTGACGCTCCTCATATGTATATTTACGATATAAATCTAGCGAGTCTAAATGCACACGTCCTACTAGATCATATGTTTCTGCTTTTTTGCCATATCTTTCGAACTCTCGTTTCTTTGGCAATTGTTTCCATAAACAGAAACGCCTTGTATCGTTTTTACTGAGAACACGACTTACACGATTTACAGTATATGGGATATCATAACCCTCTGAGTTCCATCCGCTCAATATGTCTGCGTCATCGATCAAATCTAGAAATGTGTCTAGCATTTCCTTCTCAGTTTCAAATAACATAACGGATTTGCCCCATTGCGCCATTTGTTCCCTAGCTTGCTCAATAGGTAGTCCTTTAGGAGGAACTGCTAGTGTAATAAGTGCTTCAAGCCATTGTAAATGAACTGTAATAGCAGTAATAGGCATAAATGGATCAGACGGATTAGCAAATCCACGTTCTGGATCAAAATCAGTCTCAATATCCCAAAATGCTATGTTCAGCTTTGGAGCTTCTAAGTTTAGATAGTTCTCACTAAGACATTGGAACACGGGATTGATGTCAGCCTCAAATAGACGGCTATTTTGATACATGGCTTTCTCCCTACGAAAATCTTTTGTACTTTTGCAAGTAATTCTAGTAAGGGGATCTCCATAGACAGATTTATGCTTGCCTTTTTTATCCTCTACATAAAAAGTATATTTTACGGGATATTCAATATATTTGCGTTCGCCTTCCACACGTTCTACAATGCGGATGATATCAGCTTCCTTATCAAAGAAGCCGTCTATGTAACTCATTAGTTATCCTTGCCAACAGTTGCTACCAATGTCTCCAAATCTTCAAATTCGTCTGCTACTTTATGCCATTCGGCTTTGTGTGCGATTTTAATAGCTTTTGTAATAAGCGAGGGTTTGATGTTCAATTCCTCTGCTACTGCTTTGACTGTATCTCGCAAGCCTTCTTGTAAGTCTTGCACTTCTTGCATTACAATCATTCCTTCATTTACTAATCGTTCTAGTTTTGCTTTTTCGTCAATGCCATATACGCGATTGCTCATAATACTCCTATAAGATGTGTTATATTTTTAATTATATACGAAAAAAGTGAAATTGTCAAGTGCCGCCCGAGAGCGGCAAATTTTTATCATCCGCCTGTTCGTTGCTTCTGAAAATAGTTAGCTGCCGCAGTCTTGCTAGGAACTTTTCCTCTTCCTCCTGATCTTTGCTGTTGGAAATAATTCTTTTGCTGTGAGGTAGCTCGTTTTGGTACTGCGCCACCTGTTCTTTGCTTTTGGAAATAGTTTGCTTGATCATTTGTAGCTGGTGGAACATAACCTGTGGGAGCTGGTTGTGGACCAAACTCTGGACCAGCATTGGTTTTTGCTGCTACTTTAGTCTGTGGCGCTGTTTGCCCATTACCTTTTATAAAGAACTGCTTATTGACTGGATCTAAAACTACTGGAACTCCTTGTCCTTTGAATTTCCCACGCTGTCCAACTGCTGATGGATCCACAACAATTGTCTGACCATTTGCTGGAGCCGGCTTTCCTTGTCCAGCAAATGTAAATACAGTTCCGTTATATTTTACCATCTTACCACTTGTTCGGACTCCTGGTGTAAGAGCGTTTGGATTTGCTTGCTGTGCTGATACAGTTTGTGCGGCAGGCTGTGCATTTTGATTCATTCCAGGAAGTTGTGCTGGTGGAGCCTGTGCTACATTTTGCTGTGCGGCAGGTTGTAACCCAGCTTTATTCAGTGCTTGTTGGAATCCGTGATCTACTGTGCCAGGTGCTTCTGGTCCTGGTAAGTTAGCGGCTGTTTTGCTGGCATTAGCAGGATTTGCTGCTGCCGCTGCTAACCCTGGATCTACTCCTGCTGGAGCCTGTGGAGCTGGAGCTTGAGGTGCCGCTGGCCCTGGAGCTTGTTTAGTTAGGAACATTCTTCCGTGAGCTAGCTCAACTGTAGCTCCTACATTTTCTTTGCCAGGAGGTGGTGTCATACCCAATGCTTTCCATGGAACTGAAATAACTTCTCCAACTCCTGGAGCTGCCGCCCCTTGTCCTGCAAAGTTATAGGCTTTTCTATTATACAAAATTTTAGCAGCTGATTTACTTACACGAACACCTTGTGTTAGTGGTGCTGTTTTAAGTCCTGTAGGTGCTTGTCCTCCACCTTGCTGTTGTTGAACTGGTGCCGCTGTGTTAGCTTCTCCAGAATTTGGAAACTTTGGAGCTGAATCGCTGTAAGGTTTAGGTGGTGGAGGCGCTTGTATATTAGCGTCTTGATTTCTAGTATCTGATGGATCTGGATATGCAGGTGCACCTGGAGTTGTTCCTCCACTCTGTTGCTGTCGTTGAGTTCTTGAATCTTTTCGAGCTGCCATTGCTCCTAAATCAAGTCCTCCACCTTGCTGCTGTTGAGCCTGTGCTTGAGGAGCGCCACCTTTTTGTGCGCTAACAACTCTTTTTTCCAGATCTTTAACTGTTGCGTTATTTATTTTAGGCATTTCTGCTTTTGGAACACCTTTATCTTTAGCTACTTTCGCTGTTGCTTGATTAGCTATTGTTTTTAACTCCGCTTTGTTCTGCAATTGTATAGATGGATCTTTTTCTGCCATCTTCAGCATTTCTTGTGCTACTGCCTGTGCATAAATTTCCATTGCTGGATCTGGACCAGTCTCATCATCCCAATACGGTTTCCATTGTCCGCCTCTACCAAAAAGTTTTTTTACATATTTGGATTTTCTAATTCCGTCTTTAGTCTTAAAAGTTCTTATATCACCAATTTTAGGTGCAGCTTCATTTACCGTTTTTTTTTGGAGGCGGCGTCCTAAAGATTCTTTATAAGTATTTCGTCTTCTTCTACTAACAGATTCAAATGGAAGAGCACCTTCTGGCTCTCCGCCACCGTGTGAAGAACCTAAATCTGATGTATTATTAGACACTTTCATTTCATATTCTAAACTATGATATACTTTGCTAATAGCTTCAGCAGACTTGCTAATATCAGCTTGTACCCAACCTTCAAGTCCTTGTTCAGGATCAGCATCTTTCATCATATTGTGTAACTTGATAGCATACTTTGCCAGCTTATACAGTTCGGATCTTGCCAACTGAACTTCGTGATCTAACTCAACTGAATGAGCCATATCACCTAAATTTTCAAATACTTGTCTTCTCATTATAAATCCTCATTTATACTTATTTATCGTCGTATTAGTGTACCGCCCATAAGATTGTCATCGCTATCAAGTGCATTCTTAATAGTGCCGTCTGGGTTATGTGTTTTAGATTTCTTTTTGCCTTTTGGAGGATTGACTACAGTGGCAATATTGCCAGCTGATGATGTTCCGCCTGATGCTGTTTCTAGTAACTTACCTAGTGAATAATTTCTAGCATAGTCTAATGACTCTCCCATTTCTTTATTTCGTTTCATATATGTATCTAAAACTTGATATGGGAAATCTTCTTCAGTTTTATCAATTAGCTTGAGCTTGCCTGCTTTATATAGCTGTTCTAAGAATGGATTTTTGACAGCAGGATCCTCTACCATACCTTCGCCAGGCTTTCGTACATAGCCCATAGCCTTTTCACGCATAAAGTCTTCTAATTGACTTACTTTTTGTCTATCTTTACCTACTAAAAATATATGAACAATTTTGTAGTTACCCATTACAACTTCGTCATATGTTCCGTGTACCTCTTGCCATTTTTTATTTTGTGATTGTGCCCATCCTACCATTAGTTTTGAGAATGTTTTTCTATACTTAGGTATAACTGCATATAAACCATCAATATATTCTTTGATAAAGGCTGCTTTTTCTTTGCCTTCTACATCTCCGCGCTCGTCAATTATGTCTTCTATTTTAGCAGTAATGGATCTTTGTAAGTTTCGGATTTCCTTATACATATTTGGATAATCATCTCCGTATAGGAAATCTTCATTGTCCTCGAGATTCATCAAGTCTCCACTAGGACCAATGTCTAATACTCTACGCCCTTGCTTATCTACTACAGACATAATATCGCCAGTGCTAGAAGCATACGCATTGCCACGTAGGATAGCTACAACGCCACCCCCGCCCCATACACCATCAGATAGTTGTCCTTCTCTGTCAGTAGTAAATACGGATATTTGCTTGCCCTTTTTGTTTTGCATTTGTATTAGACGATCCAAGTTTTGTGTGCCAGTTGAATGCGCTCCATACAATTCTGTAGGACCACCAACTAGTTTATCAATCATAGCAGGTACAAGTGGGATAAAGACTTCTTTATCTCCTTTTGTATATGGTCTCTCAGGATCGTACTTATTGCCTTTCTTTATAAACAAATGATCGAATAAACTTCTTGTCCATTTAGGTGCTTCGTCTGCTCCTATAGGTATTCTGTTACCGTCATCATCAAAATCGTCATCGTTTTCTTTGATAGCTGGCTTTTTCTTTTTATCAAATTCGTGAATAGGTTTAAAATATGTTTTAGGAAAGTCTAATACAAGTTGTAATAATTCTTTACCAGATGTATTAAACTCTAAAATATCAACTTTAGAATTTAAATTAAGTGCCGCTAACCAACGATGATGTCCGTCAATAATATAACCATCTTGTGCAGCAATAATAGGTTTTTTAATTTTACGTTTTTCTATTGATTTTTCTACCCCAGCATCTGAAAATTCTTTTTGTATAGGCTTCAACTGCTTTGCTGGAACTGACTTTTTACTGTATGTTGCTCCATTTTCTTTTAGAAAGTTAATAAGTTCGGCATAGTTCTCTTTTTTAATTTGTGGCATTTTATCTCTTGTAATGCCCATAGTATCTTTAGAATCTGGTCTTACAATTTTAAATTCTTCTAAACTTTCTTCAACATTTTGATCCAAGAATCTTTTTAAATGTTGTTTGTTAGTATCTCTTACATATTCAACAGGAAATGGAAAATCATTATTTTCAAAGTAGTCTCTAAACTGATAAGTTTGTTGCATATTATCATTGCCGTTAGGTTTTACAAATAATTTTATTATTTTGAAGTTACCCATTACAATTTCATCATATTCGCCGTACTCAGTATTATTACTCCATTTTTTACCCTGATTCTCTGCCCAAGCTGTCATAGCTTTTTGCATAACTTTTTTATTGTTTGTTAGCGTAGCATTTACAGCATCCATATATTTTTTAATTGCTTCGTGCTTAGTCTTACCATCTATTTCACTATAGTTAGAAAATTTAGATTGTAACTCTTTAGCGATTGATACTCTAGCATTTATTATTTCTTGTATTGCTGTTTGGAATGCTTTAGAATCTGCCACTTTGCCAATGTTATTCATAGCAGGGGATCTAGGTCCAAAATCTACAACTCTACGTCCTTGTTTATCTACTTTAGACATAATATCACCAGGACCGCCTGACATAGCTACGCCTTTTATGATAGCTATAATACCGCCTTCTGTCCATAGTCCTGTTTCTAAATCACCGTACTCGTCTGTAGTAAAAGCAGATATTTGTTTGCCTTTTTTACCTTGTAATGCTATTAGCTTTGGAATATCTTTTATTCCAAGCACATGAGCGCCATACATTGTTCTTTTATTCTCGCCTGACAAAATATTGATAGTAGATGCTACCATTGGAATAAATGCTTTGCGGGAAGATGGATCAATGAATGGATTACCAGGCTTCTCATCTGTAAATATGTGATCGAATAAACCTCTTGTCCATTTTACATCTGGTTCTTTTGGTTCGTCCTTACTAGCCGATGGACCTGCTGCTGAAGATGCTCCTATGGACTTTTTATAGGCAGCATAATCACCCGACGGTGGTCCTGCTGCTGATTCATTTTTTACACAAGAGCCTTTTGATCCTCTAGTTGCTCCTAATTTTTTATGATAGCCTTTCCAGCATTTATCATAGATAGAGGAATTGCCGTGCGCTTCCTCAACAGATTCATCTTGTGTAAGAATTCCTCTTAGCTTCTCAAACATCTCCTTAGCCACCCGCTGTGCTGGTTTTGTGATACCTTGCGTAAATGCTTCAAAGTCATCGTCAATCACCGTTTGTCGTAGCTTTGTAGCACTCATACCGGTAGCTCCTTCAGCATCAGGATCACGTGTAAGCTGAACAAGGTTTACATTGTCAAAATTAAAGAAATGCTTTGCAGTTTCTTGTCCGTTATACTTTTGTATAACTTTGCCCATTTTAGGTTCGCCTTCTAGATATATAAGATTTGTATAACCCATCTTATATAACTCGTCTGCGGCAAGTAAAGCATTGTTAGCAAGTTTTACTTGAATTTGTGGAAAAGATGCTTGTGCCCATGCTTGTTTTTCTTTCGGCTCAAGCGGATCCTTTGGAAGAGCTGCCGGCCTGTCAGACAAATAAAGAAATGAATCAGCATCTTGTGCGACAATTTCATTTACTAATAGTTCGTGTCCGTTTGTAGCAGGATTTAATCTACCAAACGCAAAGGCAGCAGTTTTGCTAGGAGCTTCAAATAAACTTCTTAGTGTTAATCTTTGCTTACTTTCTACAGGATAGAACGGAGTATCACTTTTGAAGTTAGGCTTTTTCATAATAGTTTTTGTAATAACTTTGTCTGGTTGTGAATCTGGTGTATTTTTTTTGATAAACGGAACATTTATATTTGTTTTTTTATCTTTCATTACCCCTTCTTCATTATCAGGTAAAGCCTGTAATGACTTGCCCCATCGTTTTTGTTCTTGTTTAAATAGCCTTACTAGTTCCCCGCTTGTAATTTCAGAACCACCAATTCTAACATTTCTTTCATCATTTAGTCTATCAAAAAAGTGTCGAGTAAATTGTACATCAATATTATTTTTCTTAAATATGCCGTCAAGCCCTCGCTCAATCTCACCTAGTTGATTTTGCGAAATAAATTCTTCTAAGTCTCGTTCAATGCTTTCATACATAGATTCTTCCTCAGCATCTTTTCTAATCATTACATAGCGTTGAAACGACCCGCCAGTATCTTGCGATTTTATTTCATAGTTTGGCATACGTCTAGCGAGTGTCTTAACCATTCTATCGTAAAGGCTTACACGGCTTGGTTCGTCATTATCAGCAAACCATTCAACCATGTCAGGCTTTACATCTTTTACAAACTCTTCACCGATCGCTATAACAGTAGCAAATACCTGAGCAGCATCGCCTTTGCCAGTTATATGCGGATTGTCATCTTCAAAATCGTAGAATCCAAATTCCCATTTATTATAATTTTGCGACTTATATGCTTCTACTTGTATTCTGTTACCTTTAGGGGTGTCAAATCTCCACATAATTTTTCTGCCTGAGTCAGATGCTCTCGGCACTACTTTATTGTATTTCAGTGGCTGATTGAATAGTTCGTTTAGATTTTCTTCTTGTTGTTCTTCTTTCTTGAGTATAAAGTCAGCTCCGCCTGCTGCTTGGCGAACATCTAAATTGTATTGTGGGAATGTCTTTGCTCCCATCGCCGCTAGACGTTTGTATAGCTTTACTCGAGATGGCTCGTTATCTATAGCAGAAAACTTTATCATTCGTGGATCAGTTTTCTTAATAAATTCTTTTATGATAGCGCCAACTGTAGCAAATATTTCTACAGCACTACCTCTACCAGTTTTGGAAGAGCTCATGTTGTTATCTGTAAATGCTATGTCCCAGTAATCTTGAGGGAGCAGATCCATTACTACTGTAAATTTTCTACCATCAGAAGTTTTGAAATTATATGCTTTCCAATCGTCATCGTCGTCACGTATTTGGTATGGCAGTGGCTGATCCAGTAGTTCATTTACTTGTATGCTTTCGCTTTGTTGCCAATCCCATTCATCAGAATCTGCTGGCACAATCAAAAAAGAATATGCATTGTGTTGTTTATTTGTTATAACTTTATAAGCAGGCAACTCACTGCTAATCATTTTGGCTGCTCTTTGGTACATTTTTACACGACTAGGCTCGCCAGTGTCAGCTTGGAAGTATACAGGATCTTTTGGTTTGTATTTTTTGAAGAAGTGTAGAGCAACTTCTTTTACTGTAGCAAATATTTCTACAGCGCCTCCGCCTCCAGTAAGGTCCATTCGCCCATTAGCATCCATGAATACGAATTCCCATTCGCCGTTTGGCTCCTGATCAAATTCTACTGAAAAGTTTCTGTCATCTGTTGTAGTAAAGCCATAACGGGCTGAGTCCATTTGCTCTTTGTCCGTCCACCATTTGAGAGGCTTATTGAAAAGTTCGTTTATGTTTTCGTTTTGTTTCTTAGTGAGCTTCCAACTTTTCATACCCATATGGTTGATAGCTTCTACTTCATAGCCCATATCGCCAGATAGCTTGTTTACTAATGTAGTGTATAACCTTACTCGGGAAGGTTCTTTTGCTTCTGCAGAAAAAGAAAGATCAGGCAAATTGTGTTCTTTGACGTGGGCCTTAAGAATAGCTATTACTGTGCCTATTACTTCAGCAGCATTGCCAGCTCCAGTCAAATCAATTCGTCCAGCCTCATCTGCAAATATAACTTCATATACAAAGTCGTCATCTACATCTAGTGTAACTTCGTATCCTTTGCCATCTTTAGTTTGAAACTGATAGGCAAAGCCCATGTCATTATCGACTTCTACCCATTTTGCAGGTTTGTCAAAAAGCTCACGGAGTATCACTGATATTCGCCTTTCTTAATTTGCTCAATCTCTTCGTTATAAATTTTATCAAATAGCTTGTTACGAGTATCCTCACCAAAAACATCGTCAGGCATGGCAGCTAGATTGTATTTTTTACAGTAAGCATTTATACCTTTATTGATAAGAGGCATAATCATTTCTCGAACATTGCTAGAACTTTTTGCTCTATGAGAATCAGCAAGCTGAGTCATAACAGGATAATATTCCCTGCGATAAAACATAGGTTCGTTACGCATGTATATAAGTGTATCTTCTACTAGATCCCAAGGAATCTTTTTAGATAGTTCTGCATCTACTTCAAATAATCTCATAATATCACCAGTTCTTGCAGGACCAATATCCTGCTGTACATTTATCTTTTTTAGCTTTACAGTTGTGCCTAGCATTGAAATTTTTTCTAGCTCCAGGATTTGACTTTCTAATTTTCATATTTGGATCACCAAAATTAATCTTTTTAGCACAATCAGAATTGCCACATTTTACAAATACATGAAACTTGCCAGGACCGTTGTCGCTTCTAATTGGCTTGTTTAGTGTAACAGTGTTTCCATCACAATCTTTTGCTTCGTTTATTTCATGTGGACAGTCTTCATGAATCCATCCGTATTTTTCATAAAACGAATTACCTAATAATGTTTCTTCCAACATTTCTTTAGGATTATACGGAATATCAGTAGAGATGTCAATATCAAATTCGTGTAGTCCTTGCCCTACCATGTATTTGCCAAGGGACTCAGCAAACTCATCAGCTTGAGCAGGATTTAACATTTTGGGGAGGGGAATATGAATTACGGTTTTGCCATTAGTAGCTTCCAATAATTCATACTTTGGGAAGACAGACTCGTTCAGTCCTTCGTTTAACTGTTGTTTGAAGGGTCCATCAAAGATGACTCTTGCGTAATGCTCCATTATCCATATCCTTATGCCTGCTTATTGTGTTGTTCAAACACAAATCTCGCTAGTCTATCTACTGCTTCGTGTAGTGTAGCGGGAGGAGGATCTTTCCAATAAATAGGATCGGATGGAGTATATTGGGATGACAAATCTTCGTCTGTAGCAGTTATCTCGAATAGCTCAGTGAAATTTGTGTTTATTTTTTCGAATGCGGTGCGAAGACTCTCACCATCACCAGTTAGCTCGCCAGTACCAATGTTAACTATCTCTTGGGCCATTTAAAATCCTCAGTGGTTTAATCTAATACTATTTACTGCTCCAGTGATCCATTCTGAGATTTTTACACGAATCCAAACATAGTTGCCTTGGAAGTTGAATGTTTTTACTACTTGCCTAGGTGTTGAGTCTGTCATTACAGTTGAGTCGTCAGGGCTTATTGCTTCGATAACTACTTCTTCTATCTTCTTTACTAAACCTGTGGTGTCTACAACATACTTGCTCTCTACTGAGTCTGGGCTGACGACATCAACTGTAAACCAGTCATCCTCTGAAGGATACATCTCGAGCGTACCTTGTATGCCCAAGCGTCCAACAAAGTCTGTTACATGAAATTGAACAGTGTGAAGCCCATCTGCTCGTCCATAGTATCCATCACCCTTCAAGGGCTCAGAATATACCACTTCAGGTACGCTGTCGTCAGGATGAACAAGTTGTGCTTCTGCTGTTGAATCTAAAATAAACTCAAATGTTTCACTATTAGCTGCCATAATATTATTTATCTATTTCTGCTTTGTTAATCAAACGATATACTCTGCCTAGGTGAGGCCCTATCATTAGATTAACTAGTGTAAGAGTTTTGTCATCTTTGATAAAGAAATATCTACCTTCCATACTGTAATTCTTTTCTAAACGCTCTACAGATTGATCGGTAATACGAATTTTATCATCGTTAGTCTTACACCATTTGGCAAATGCTTTATAAGTGTCTTTAGGGGGAAAAGTTCCTTTAAATAATATTTTGTATTTGTAATTTTTTTGTGATGTAAGTATTACATTAGGATGATCATCGAGAAGCTCGCTAAATTTTTCACTAGGCTCAGCAAACTCTAAAGATACAATCTTTTTAGATAAATCCAGTAACCAATCTTTATCATTAGAGTATAGTCCTAAACGATTAGGATATTCAACTCTAACTGTAGCATCTTCATTTGCTACAAGTGCTTGATATACTAGCAGTGCTTCTTTATGATCCTTTAGCTTAAAGGTAGGGGTAGATTCCTCAATGGTATTTCGCCAAAATGGAATTTCATCAGCAGGAGGAGGTTCCCCTTTGCCTTTCCGTATACCTTCTCTGATCCACATAGGAAGGGACGTGGTGCTAGGCCCTTCCAAGTGTAGATTGACTAAGTCCAGCGTTCTCCGAACATACTCTAAGTTTTTGTTGCGGAAAATGCCAGACAGTCCAAGAAGTGCAGTGAGACTATACTTATACTTGTTATAAAACAGTTTATTAGTTGCTATTCGCCTCAACTTTTTCCTCCGTTTTGGGTTTAAAGGATTGCGTAATACGAATTGCCAATGCTCCGTTCTTTAGAACAATTTTACATTTGCCTCCGTGCTTCAATCCGCCAAATAACATTTCACGACTCAGAGAACGCTTAATTTCTTTATCAATGACACGTTGTAGAGGACGAGCGCCCATCTTCTCATCATAGCCTTCAGCTACAAGCCAATCAAGAGCAGCATCATCAATAGAAACAGTAATGTTCTTATCTTTTACTTTCTCACGCAACTGGAACAAGAACTTGCCAACAATTTTCATCATTACTTCCTTAGTCAGCCTTCCAAACTGGATAACACCATCAAGTCTGTTACGGAACTCTGGAGCAAAGAATCGTTTTAGTTCCTCGTCACTGTAGCTATACTCAAACTCGTTAGTAAAGCCAATGCCGTTGCGTTCAGCATCGCTAGCACCTAAGTTAGTTGTGAGAATAAGAATAACATTGCGAGCGTCGGCTTCCTTACCATCTGATCCTGTTACAATACCATTATCCATCAACTGTAACAAAATCTGTGAAACATCTGGGTGTGCTTTTTCAATCTCATCTAGCAGCAACACACAATGAGGATTTTCTTGTAGCTTGTTGATTAGCAAGCCTGGAGTTTCCTCAAACCCAACATAACCTGGGGGAGGACCAAGTAATTTAGCTACAGAATGCTTTTCTTGATACTCTGACATATCTAAGCGAACCATATTGATATGCAGATGCTCAGCCAATTGCTTTGCTGTTTCAGTTTTACCTGTGCCAGTTGGGCCCATAAAGATAAAACTACCAATAGGCTTATTCTCATCCTTCAGTCCAGCACGAGCAATAATAATTTTATCTACAATAGAGTCAATAGCTTCATCCTGTCCATATACTGAGCCTTTGAGATTTTTCTCAAGGTTAGCAAGTGTTTCGTTCTCTTTCTCAGCTACTTGCTCCTCAGGAATATTTACTAGCAATGACAGCTCGTGGAAGATAGAATCTTCTGTAACAGTTTTGACTTCAGGTACTTCTTCTAGCAAGTTGAAGCGTGAGCAAGCCAGATCAATCAAATCAATAGCTTTGTCTGGCAGCTTCTTATCATTTTGATATTTTACACTCAGCTTTACAGCGGCAGCAAGAGCTTCGTTTGTAATAACAGTGTTATGAAATTCCTCATAGTATTTCTTGATACCTTTGAGGATGTCCAGTGTCACTTCTGCTGATGGCTCATCAACTACTACACGTTGGAAGCGTCGCATCAACGCACGATCCTTCTCAAATGCTTTGCGATACTCTTCCCAAGTAGTAGAAGCTACAACTTTAATATTGCCTTTGCTCAGTGCAGGCTTTAGCATATTAGCGAGATCGTTTGTATCACGCCCGCCACCGCCACCAGCACCATTAATCATATGTGCTTCGTCGATGAACAAAATAGTTTTGCCTTTGCTCTTTAGTCCTTGTAGGATAAGTTTGAGGCGCTCTTCAAAGTCACCTCTGTATTTTGTGCCAGCAAGCAAACCAGGAATGTCTAAGCTATATACAGTATATTCCTTGAGGAATTCAGGTACTTGGTTATTCACAATCTTCCAAGCCAAGCCTTCAATAATAGCAGTCTTACCTACGCCAGGATCGCCTACCATAATAACATTATTTTTAGAGCGTCTGCCTAATGCTAGTGCGATAGCTTCAATTTCTTCCTGTCGTCCAATAACTGGATCAATACGATTTTTTTGTGCCTCACGATTGAGCAGTGTTGTAAATGACTTCAGCGCTCGCTGTGCTTGGTTGGCATTTTCTTCTGTCTCTTCATCCTCATCTACCTCTTCGTGCAGATATTCGTTTAGAGAATCTTTCTCAATGCCACTCATCTCAAGTATATAGTTAGCTTGAGATTTCTTCTCAGCAAGGATGCTCAAAATAACATCAGCCAAGTCAATAGTGCCACGTCCGCTAAACAGTGTCTGCGTAAATGCTCTGTTCAGCACTCGCTCTACAGTTTGTGTCTTCTTTGGCTTGATTTTAGAATTCTCAACCTGAATGTCTGTCAGCTCATTTGCTAGATAAGTTGTTAGACTGTTGCGAATATATTCAACATCTGCGCCATACTCCTCAAGTTGAGCGCTCATAGTGTCGCTCATAATAATACTGTTCAACAAGTGTTCAAGTGTTACATACTCGTGTCCAAGGGCGCGAGCATCCTTTACACTTCGATCGAATACCTGTTTTAGTTCCTCACTGGGTTCTACCATAATATCCTCTAGATTGTAATTGATAAAAAGTTACTCATACTTTCATTATAGCATGAAATCAACAGTTTAGTCAATCTTTTTTTAATTTTTCTTTGAGCTTGCGAATTTGCTCTAGCTCTTTGTTATTGTAGCTAGGAATTTTACACCGTAGTTCTACAAATAGTTTTCCACGCCTTTCGCCATGCAATCCAGGAATCCCGTGCTCATTGACACTGAGAGTTGTTCCTGGATTTGTGCCTTGTGGTATACTTATATTTATAGAGGTGCCGTCGGGAGTTGTTATTAATTGTTTAGATCCGAGAATAAAATCAAATATATCTACAAATAATCTTGTATGGATGTCACGCCCTTGTACTTGATACTCAGCTTGCTCCATGACATTTATTACTACATACATATCACCTGGTGGTGCATCTGGTACTGTAGTCTCACCTTTTCCTGTATATTTTATTTTATCCCCAGATGTAACCCCTGCAGGAATATTTACTTGTATAATCTCAATTTGTCCACTAGGTAACTTGAATGTTACTTCATCAACTTTACCTAATATTGAATCTTTTAGAGTAATATCTATTCTTACTCTTACATCTCTGTTCTGTGGGCGCATTCTTTGGTGCTGCCTAAAACCTGCCCCAAAAGTTGAAAAGTTTCTCAGAATGTCATCAAAGTTAATGTCACCATCATTTGTTCGATGGAATCTCATTCCTCCGAAGATGTTCTCGGCACCGCCGTTATTATATCGACGTTGGTGAAACTCTTGAGGATCTGCTGTGCCGTAGTTATCATACATTGTCTTTTTCTCAGGATCAGACAATACTTGATACGCTTCGTTTATTTGTTTGAATGTAGCTTCGTCACCACCCTTGTCAGGATGGTGTTTCATAGCTTTCTTTTTGTATGCTTTCTTCAATCCCTCAGGATCAATAGATTTATCTACTTCAAGTATTTTGTAATAGTCCATACTTTACTTATTATACTCTAACTTCTCCAGATGCTTTTAAGATATCTCTATTTGCTTGATGCATAGCTTCGAGTAGGCTTTTATCCCCGCCTTCATATGGAACTCCGTGGTGTGCATCCATAATAGCATCGCTCAGCATTTTTCCATCACTAATATAAAAATCGGCAAGTATTCTACCAAATTTTCCTTTAGTAACATCGCCATCTTTATCTAAAATTGTTTTTATAACTTGTGTGCTATTTTCTGGCAATAATCCTTGAACAAAATGTTTTGCTGCCCTACCAAACATTTTTTCTTCTAAATCTTTAGTTCTACATTCTGGAGTATCTATTCCTTGGATACGAACCCTCTGATCTCGTAATATAATTCCAAAGCCTAAATCTATATCAACATCAACTGTATCGCCATCAATTACTTCTCGAATAACAACTTTATATTGATAAAGCTCATATCGTTCAGCCATTAATAAATCAGATGGTATCATTTTTTGCTTCCTAAGTAGAGTCCAAACCAAGCAGCACCAGCGCCAACAACGATGCTGATTAATCCAGACTGCTCAAGTGATGGCTCAGGTAATTCCATATACCAAATCACACATTTGTATAATAATACAATGTATGTCGTAATAAATATTCGTGGGAAGATGCGCCAGCTATCTACAGCACGAGCAGCATGAATCCAATTTATATATGGATTAACTCCTACATCTACAGCAGCAGCATCTACTTCTAAATCTAGTTTTACTCGTTTTGTTCCTCTTGAACTTTG